ATGTATTCGCTTTTAAGGTTTTCGGGTGTGACGGTACGTCATAATCCGAAGGAACTTATCATTATAAAAAACAAAAGCATAAATGAATATACAGGGGCAGACAGCAGCGTCAGGATCCGGTCGATCAGCGAAAAGCCTGCCGTCATTAAAGGAGTGGGAGAGCTTTACGGAGATGACTGCTTTGAGAGGTACTCGCATTTGATGCGTATGCAGATGAAGAACTCTCCGCAAAAGCTGTGCATACCCGAGATGGGAGTTTTTACGGCTGTGCTGACTAAGTTGTCCGCAAAGGCGGGAGTTCACGAGAAGCTTATTGTCATCGAATTCGAGTTTCGTACCGCAGAAGGACGCACTTCAAAACAGATAACAAGCGAACCGGTCACACTGTGCAGACAGGGGGAAACCCTGTGGGATATCTCATACAGGTGTGACGTTCCCATTGATACGCTTGCTTCACTCAATACCGATATACGAAATATTCTTGTCATACCCGAGGGAAAGAGGGTGCGTCTGAGGTGAAAACAGCGATCAGAACAAGCGAAGGGTTCAGCGTGCTTGACGATCCTCTGAGCATGATCATCGAGCAGGAGGCAGACGTTCCCTGTGACAGCCTTAAAGCCGTGTTCGCATACAGGGAGGATTTTCCGGATATCAAAAGGATATACCTGATAGATGACGACAGGAATGATATAGAAGAAGCGGTCATGAGCGGAGATGTGATTTTCTCGGGTGTGGCAGATGAGGTGGTACTCGACATCAATGCCGCAGGTTCTTTTATTACGGTTTATGCAAGAAATCTTGCCTGTCTGCTGACGGACAGCGAGTGCTATATGATGACGTACCGTGATCCGTCTCTTGATGTGATCGTACGGCGTCACGGCGAACCGTTCGGGTTAAGCTGTCCACAGAATTCACCGAAGGAGAGAAAGGGTGTTCTCACGGTGAAAAAGGGCAGCTCGCATTACAGAGTGATACAGCGGTTCTGCAAAGAATTTCTGGGTACAACACTTCGGATAGATCACAGAGGAATGATAATTCCCGATCTGTACTCGGTCGGAAAGAGGCTTGATTTCGATAACGGCGGCGGTATACCGTTCGGGAGAATCAGAATATCAGACAACAGATACCAAAGAATATCACGGATAGATGTATATGACGAGAGCGGCTTTTGTATATCGGTAGATAATCCCGGATCAGTCCGGGGCGATATACAGCGTGTCCGATGTCTGAATCTTCCCGAGAGCGTGGCAGGCACGATAAGCGAGGCCGACAGGATAATCGCCTCGTCAAACTCCAAAGGCTTTGGTGTTCAGCTTGAGTGTCAGGGAAGCCTGCTGAATACTTTGGGGCATTCAGCGAGTGTCAATGCACCGTGGTGCGGTGATCGGGAGCTTTTTGTGGTCAGAATAAAATATATAAATGATAATAAGGGCGAGCGTACAGAACTAAAGCTCGCTTCAAGAGGTGAGTAATAATGTGGATACCAAAAACTATTTCGGCAGCAGATAAGGCTGCGATAACGGTAACATCTGCCGATATTGCCTCGGGGGATAATGTGACTCCGTACGGAATAGCGTACCTTCCGCCAAAGGACGAGAAGGCGGTGTGTATACAGATAGGCAATACAAATTATATGCTCGGTGTATGCAAATCGCCTCCGATCGGGATTGAACGGGGCGAGATAGGACTTTATTCCTCGGGCGGGGCGAGTATCGTCCTGAAGAACGACGGCAGAGTGCTGATAAACGGCAGAGAGCCTGAATTCGGCAATGACAGCGAAGAAACCGAAGAAAGAGGAGAAGGCGGAGAAAGTGAGGCAGGGCAGGGAGAATAATGGATACTTATGTAACAGACGGAGATTTTTATCTGAACACCACAGGTCACCCGATAGGTATACATTCGATAGAGGAGGCTTGTCAGAGAGTGAGGTTCTCTCTGCTGACCGAAAAGGGCAGCTTCGCTTTTGACAGACAGCTCGGGGCGGACTATGATTATATTTTTTTCGAAAGCGATCCCGACTTCAGGCTGTTTGTAATGGACGCCGTTTCGGATCAGAAGGATATATCAATAGGCGAGGTTACAGCCGAAAGGGACGGCAATTATATCGTGATCACCGCACAGGTGTTTTACGGTGATGAAAGTATGAATACGGAGGTCAGGATAAATGGAAACATACGAGCAGATACTTAAACGAATGACGGAGAAATACGAGGAAAGAACAGGCACATCGCCCGACAATGCCTCCGATATAGGAATCAGAATGAGAGTTCTTGCAGGCGAGGTTTTCGCTTTGCAGGCGGAGTATGAATATGTCAAGCGACAGATGTTCCCCGATACAGCCGAGGGTGAATACCTCGACAGACACGCAGCCCAAAGGGGACTGAGCAGGCGGAGCGCCGCCAAAGCACAGGGAGAGATCAGATTTTATATCGATGCAGCTCATGACTATGATATTGTGATACCCGAGGGCACGGTTGTTTCGACAAGGGGAGAGAACGCCCAAAGGTATGAAACACTTGAAGAGGCGGTTATCTCATCGGGCAGACTCGCTGTGACGTGTATGGCTCGGGCTTTGAGCGGAGGCGCAGACGGTAATGCAGCCGCAGACGAGATCAGTATCATAGTTACGCCTGTCGATTCGCTCTTGAAGGTGGTCAACGAGTATATGCTAACTGACGGCAGTGATGAGGAAACGGACGAACAGCTGAGGCGAAGAGTTCTTGACAGCTTTGTTAATATTCCGAACGGAACAAACAGGGCTTTCTATATTCAGAGTGCGCTCGAGGTTGAGGGTGTTCATGCGGCAGGAGCATCGGCAGGTGTCAGGGGTGCGGGGACACTCGATATCTATGTATGTGACGACAGCGGGAATGCAAGTGAGGAGCTGAAGAGGAGAGTCAAAAATCATCTCGAGGTTTTGAGAGAGATCAATGTTGATATTGAGGTAAGCGAGCTTCTGCCTGCTGCAGTAGATATTTACATTAGCGTCACAGTGAAGAGCGGATATGACTTTGAAGATGTAACCCTGAATATAAGTCAGGCTGTAGACGAGTATTTCTCTGTTATAAGAGCCGGAGAGAATTTTTACTTGTCCGATGTGGGAGAGTATATAGAACACGCAGAGGGTGTGGAGAATTACACCTTCCAGACAATACGATGCTCGGACAGAGATATCAGTGATAACCGTATCGCATCTCTCGGCACTTTGTCAATTACACAGCGTGCATAAGGGGGGACTGTATTATGGGAACACTCAGAGAAATGCTTTTGATGACCTATCCCGTCAAGGCTTATACCCTGAATAACGGGACGATCGTATATAAAGAATATCAAAGCTATGCCGCATCGCTTGACGTGCTCAGAGAGATCGCAGACGAGATACTGAGAGAGCGCATATCATCAACGGCTCAGAGCAGAGGACTTGAGTTTTACGAAGGATTATGCGGTCCTGTGAGAGATGATCTCACTCTCGAAAAAAGGCGTGAGATGATTTGCAGCCTTCTGACTCTCGGTGCAAACGACAACACGCTTGCGGGAATTCGTCACTTCTTTGACAGCGTGGGGATAGAGTGTGATATAATAGAGAACCCGTCTGTATATGATGTGTATATCTATTCTCACGATCACACGATTAGCCGTGCACAGCAGGATAATATTATCGACAGAGCGGGCAGGTTCATGCCGTATCATCTGACGTTTACGGTGGACTTCAGAACAATAGATTTCGGAGGACTGGACGCACTCGAACTTACATTTCAGGAAATAGACGATATGGATATGACCTGGCAGGATTTTGAAAGATTTAACGGGGAGGTATTGTAATGCCATCATCATTTAAGACAGAAAAGCTTGGACTGAACTTCTGGGCGAATATTGACAGACCTGTTCGCTCGGATTTTAACCTTGACAATGCTGTTATCGACAGCGTTGTAGGGAATCATATAGATAATAATTCCATTCATCTTACAGAAAATGACCGTAATAAGCTGCGTGATACATATAGCATAACCTTACTTCAGGGTACGGACAACAGCTCAAGGACGCTGACTCTTGATTTTTCTCCGTCGCTTGTATTGTACTACGCTGTGGATAAACCGCCTGCTGTTTACGCAGACGGCGTGAATAAGGTGTATTTCGCTGTGTCTGCAAAGGAATCGGGCGGCAGCGGAGGTGTTGACCTTTCGGGCAGCACGGTCACTATATCTCACACGACAACGGGAGATATACGATATGATCTCAATAACTCCGCTCGTCAGTATGTTCTGATAGCGGTCAGATAA